CAGCGAATGTATCGCCAATATCGACGCCGGGATCGGACATTATAGGGAAATTAGAAAGATCATCAGCCATGATGAGAGTTCCTCAAGTAGCCTGAGTCTGAGCTGTCAGGATACCATTGGTGAAGGTCATTGAACCGTTGACACCGGCGCCAGTCAACTTGGCTGTGGTGATCGTCACGCTGATCCCAGGCTTGTTGGCGTTCTTGTTGGCCTGGAGCCCACTGAAGTCCAGCAACTGCGCCACCCGCACAAACCAATTAAACCAGTTAGTAGTGCAGCGATTCGGAACAGGATCTTGGCCAACGAGGTCAGTTTGCTTGGGAGGGTCTTGGAAAGTGGTAGCCATTTTGACGTCCTAATGAGCCATCGATTATCACGTCTAGAAAGTCCCCAGATCCATCTGTAAGTCCACCGACTGGATGCGGAACGAAGTGTTCTTGAAGTGGCGGAAGTTATACGCACGCTTGAAGAACGACCCCAGGCCACTTAGAATAGGCTGACGCAGTCCTAGGTTGACCTTACGGAAGTTGGTCCAGTTAGTGTAGTCGTCCTCAGACGATCTGACTAGAAGTTCTGAACCTCTGGTTTGATCTGCGTTGATCATTATAGCGTTGAGTGACTTTTTGCGACGAATCCCAAAGTCTACGTTAGGGGTATAGATATCGACCGGGAACAGAGTTCCGTCGTCATTTGGAAAGACGTAGTCCGAGTCTACTTGGTAGACTTTCCCAGTGGTTGTGTGCTGAATCCACTGGAAGAAATTCGTGGTCACCACGCCGGGGGCGGCACTGACAAATGGCCAGTTAGTGACTGAGTACCACTGATACCAGAGCTTCTGGTCAATGTCGTAGACCAGGGCGAAAGCCGCGCTAAGTTCGGTTATGATGTAAAACCTGTGGCCGACGATCTTTAGACAATAACCCTGGATAGAGTTGTTGACTGTCATGAACTTGGTCAAGACTCGTTCGATCGGCGGAGTCGAAACTACACTGATCTGGAGGTTTTCGAGTTTGACTATCTGAAGGGTTTTGGATTGGTTACTGAGACTAAGCCAAAAGTGCATACCGTCGACTTCGCCTACAGAATCGGCACTACGACAGCCTACAGCAATAAACCCACCATCAACCCTGGATAGAGGGGAACCAGTAGGATTGCCAGCATCGTAGAAAGCTTCGGTGGAGGTGGTTTTCAGTGCAACCACATAAGTCAGGTGGCGGATAAGCGCCACGCCGTCGCCGGGGGCTGATCGAGCGAAGACCAGATTCAGTGGATCCCAGTTAGCAGGATCGTCGATGGCTGAGCCTTGGATGCCTCCATCGATCCGCATCACATAAAGTGTGCCGTCTAGATAGGCAAATCCACGGCAGAAATCCGAAGGAAAGTCCACATCGACGATATGGGTTACGTTGACACCGTCAGTGTAGTAACCATCAAACCCATTACCAAAGGCGAGTTTCTGAGCAGCTCCAACACCTACGATTTCGAATCTGTACGAACCTTGGGTATTGACTGTTCCGGCAAACGCTACCACACCTCTATAGACCTTGTTGTTGAAGATACTATAGATGGCTGAACCACCAGCGATGGTGTTCCAACTGAACATCCCCAGGCCGATGTCTCCATTAGCCCCAATAGCTACAGACGATCCCAATCCCGGCCGCTTTTCGATCTGATAATCCCCAGACATCGGTTCGAGTTCGGCGTAACAGTTAACCAGTCTCGCGTCCTTCTCGATTTCACTGGTTTCAGCCGAACGATGTTGGTCAGTGGTCACCAGAGGCCAGCGCTTAGGAATCGCACTAAACGGTAGTCGTTCGCCTTGCGATCCATTCGCTGTCGCCGGGGAGCCGTAGCTTAGGTCAGCCATTTAGATAAACCTCCCAGTTCCCCAGGTCTGACGCTGGTCTGGGGTAAAGACAGTTGAAGCGTCTTCAACGTCCCAGTTGTCTAGTTTCTCTTTATAAAAAGCTGCTCGCTGGGCACAGCGATTCATAATGGCCTGAGGCTGGCCGCCACAAATCTCATCAGCCAGTCCCCAGATGAGCGACAGGTACCACTCAACTGGGAAGTTCATTGTATCGGTTAACCCAGTGAAGTTAGTCACCTGCTGTTGAAGTATCACATGGGCTGTTCCAGTAGCTGCGGTTGTGTCTGGAGTCATCCAGAAATAAACATCCAGCGTGGTTTGTTGCTTGTCAACAAAGTAACTGTTAACAGCCCCTTGGTTAGTGACGTTACTGAGCTTGTCATAGTCTAACCTGCCCATCGACCACAGCGGCCGGCGGTTAGACGACGAATCCAGATAATAACCATCGATCACCCTCAGGGGCCGGGTCATTACCACAGCCCCTGTGGGTGAGAAACTATATTTCGCAGTGCCTGCTACTAACGTAACTGACTGATCAAAGTTTAACCAAAGCCTCAGTCCGTCTGTCTGCCAAGTGTTGATCAGATGATTCAGCCTGGGCATGTATTCAGCGTAATTCTCGCTCGATGGATCGTCACCGGTTTGCAAGAGTTTCGCTTCGATCATGGCTGATCGAATGATCGTGTCAGGCGTAGAAAAATTGGCTGGGCTGGTCACTTTGATCTACCTCAGAAGTTCTTGTACAACTTCACTAAGTAAAGTTCGATAGTGAAATTCTGTGGCGGGACTCCCTGGGTGTTGAAGCCGCTCGAACGAAGGTTAATGTCGCCGGTGTAGCCTACAGCGCTTTGAATAGGCTGCAGGCCACCAGACGACCGGAACTTCAACTTGCCAAAGCCAGCAATCGCAGCAATTAACTGCTCCGATACACCAGCCCAGGTCAGGTTGATCTGGATGCCTTGGCCAATCGAGTAGTTGATTTCGTCTACCCGAAAGCCATTGAGCTTGTCAAAGCGATCATCGTTGTTGATGAAGTCGCTCAGAGAGATCGCAGGTACGAAGGCCGCGTCGCCGCTGTCTAGAATGCCTGTAAGGGTGACAACAGCGTTTCGCGGGCCGTCGGCCTGGATGAAGCGATTGAACTGAGACATCGAGGTCTCCTTAGAGGCCGGGGATGCGCTCCGCCCAGCCGAACTCGAACTCCCAGCTCGGCGCAGCTGCGTTCGACGTGCCCCACATTTCCAGGGTCAAACCCCAGCCAGGAGGAATGACAATCGGAGCGACGTTGTAGACCATGTTCTTGGCGACAGTACCACCGTTGAGCTGGTCCATGGAAGGGGCGGAGTTGCCGAAGGTGAATAGCCACTGGTCGTTGGTCACGGGGATGGCAGAGTCGACCAGACCGTTAGCTACGATACGGGCTGACCCGGACGGCAGGCCATTGAGCACAATCGCACCGAAGTACAAAAGAGCCTTAGACTGCTTGGTTGCGTTCGGGTTTGGGTTCACTGGTGTGATGGTTGAGCCGCCAGAGGTATAGCGGTTGCCATTGTCCAGCCGCATTGCGTAGCCCCAGTTAGTGGCTGAGGTCGGAACCTGAGACAACAGCATCTTCAGGAACCGGGGATAAATGCTGACAGCGGTTGGGCTGTTCACACTGTCTTGGTTGAACAGGTAAGCCACTGGTCGAACCGTGGCATGGGTTGCAGTGTTAGTCAACGCGTCGTCCACAACGCTGGTCGTGGTGGCAATCGCTGTGTTGACCGTCGGGTTAGTGGCCAGGAAGTACGAGCCTTCATCGGCTAGAGCGTACTCGTTGTTCCAGATATTCGCGACTTTCTGGGCGGAGTTTGTGGGAAAAGCTGGGTTCATGAGAGAAGCTCCTAAGGGCTAAAATAGATCAGACAGCGGCCGGGTTGATCAGGGCGGATTTGTCGACAGCGCCGGTGATGGGGCTGAAGTTGTTCGAGTAGCCGAAGGCTGCCCCATGGCCAGTCGAAATCCAGATACCGGCCGAAGCGTCCACCTGATAGAAGTAATTATCAGCCGCATGGCCAGTCCAGGCGTTGCCGCTGCCCGAAACAAACGACCCACCAGTCGAACTAGTATTGGGACGCTCCCAGACGTTGCGCAACAGATAGAACTGTGTCAGCTGTGCAGCTCCCGCCGCCAACACCGCTGCAGTGTCGTTCAACACCGCGCTAACGCCAGTGTTGTCGCTGACCTCAATTCGCTGTGCATCGGTCGACAGCACAATCGCCGTAGTGGCTGCAGTGGTCCCCAGACTGGTGACCTTGTTCTTAGCGAACCTGAACCCATCGTTGCAGTTCGCCGTCGCACTACCAGTAAACACTGTGAGAGCGTTAAGGACACTCGAAGTGTCTCGGAACTCGTTGGCTTCGAGGTTGAAGTCATCGCAACCACAAGTGACAGTGGTTGAGGCAACGGTCTGAGACAGGTTGACAGCGTAGGTGCCTACACCGCCGGTCGTACCAGTCAACTGCGACAAGATAATCGTGCCGGGTTTGACACCAGTGCCCTTGAGACTGGCCCCGGGGTAGATAGTACCAGAGCCCACCACCGTGACAGTCAACACAGTAGTCGCAATCGACGCTGTCACTGAAGCTCGCTGAGCCGTAAAGAAGCTCGCGATATCAGCGAAGTTCGCAATAAACAGACAGTTCTGAAACGACATCGACGCGCTGCGAACAGGGATGTTGGCTGTAGTTGCAGTGTCGAAGATGAACGTCGGACGCTGTAGACCAGCCCCCAGACCAATCACTGCTACGCCAGCGCAGTTCGCCAACAGCGTAGTGGCGTTGGAGATATTCTCAACGTGTCCAGGCTTGACGAGGATGATATCGCCATTGCCCTGAAGGCAGATCGAAATCGCCTTGTTGAGAGTGGCGAAGGGTCGCTGGAAGGTCCCGGGGTTGTTGTCAGACCCGGCGACATTACCCGCCTGGATGACCGGCGAATTAGAAACCCAATAAGCCTTCCCAGGCTGGGTTTGAAGGATTGGCAGACCCCTCAGGGTCAGACCAGCTGCGAAGCTGGAAGGAAAGTTCGTAACTGAACTTGGCATTGAAGACTCCTCAAAGGTTAGGAGGATCGCATCCTAACAGTGCGTTTGTCGAACTCTGGGAGGCCGAAGGCAGCCTCCCAGCTTTCAGAGACAGTCAGCTTGACTTACGGACCGTTCGAGCCAAAGATACCCCTCGGATCAGTCGCACCAACGCTGAACCTCATGTAGGTTGCAGCCTTGGCGTTCTTGGTGTCGAAGTCGTTGTCTTGGTCGAACATCGGCTCGTCACGCATGAACATGGTCATGCCCTGAGGGCAATTAGTGCGAACGAACCACGCATGAGGTGAAGTGAAATAGTGGTTCATCTTGATGCCCTTGGGGAAGGCATTGACAAGCTTGAGCACGTTCACTGCGTTGTTTGCGGTGTCGTTCTGCAGAACGGACTTCAGGATACGATTAGCGTTGAACCATTCCTGACGAGCAATGTGCAGAGACTCGGGCATGATGTTGATCAGCAGCCCACGGTCAGTCTGCGTGCCCATGATCAGAATGCACATGTCTTCGAGACTGGTTTCAGCGAGGTCCACGCCCGGCGACAGCGCGTTGCTGTAGGTACCGCCGGTGGCATTGACCTGAGAAGCTGAAATCAGCGTCGTCCCAGTAGCGAAGGTGAAAACCGATCCCGTGAAAGCGTCGTTGTACGGCGCTGCACCGATGTTTTCAATCGTCTGCGCAATGCTGAAGGCATTGGCCTTAACACGACGCATCGACACGACTTCGTAAAGGTTATCACGAAGTTCTTCGAACGTCACCTTGTAGCCCAGCGCATACGCGATGTGCGTGTAGCGCTGAACCGCACCCTGGATTTCGCTGTCATACGAAACCCCAGCGCCTTCGGCTTTGACCGGTGCAAGACCAAATCCAGTGACCTGGACGTCTTCTTCGTAAGCCTTCTCCGAAGTCTCGACTTCGTAGAGATCAGTGTATTCGACCTCGTGGGCATTGTAGACCTGTCCCCATGTAGCATGAATTCCGGGCCACAGCAATTTGGGGTGATTGCCTGTGGTAATAACGCCGCCTGGCATAGCAGTAGCTCCTAAAAGTTGTTAGGTGA